CATGGCGAAGGATTACAGTGTGTGGGTAGCGCTGGCGAAGGAGCCACTACCTAAGGAATCGGTGGGCAGATGTAAGAATGCCAGGAACTGTAGGAATACGAATGTGATCTTGGGGAGTGGTTACTGTGTCGATTGTTGGGATAGAGGGTGGCCGCACCCGAACAAAAAACAAGAGCGGTAAGGAGATATGCCTCGATGCAAAAGTACCTGATAGAGGTTAACGCTACGCACGAGTTCACTCGTACGTATGAGATCGAGGCGGAAGACGAACACGCTGCACTTGCAGCGTATCAGGCCGATGCCGAAGAGGTCGTATGGGTTAGCGATAATCAGCTTTCCCGATATCGGAACCGCCTGAAAGAGAACGAGGCGCTGGAGAACGGAGATAGCGCCTGTGTCTACACGACCGATGGGAATAAGACACTTCTGCTCGATGTCTCAGATGCGTTATAAGAATAGGTTTCACAAGTGACCACGTCCACTACGGGGAAGAAGCTACGTGATTACCTCTTTGAGAAGGTGGGCTTCGCGCCTACGGACGAGCAACGGGCCATCCTCGAGTCCCCTTTTCGGTTTAATCTTGTGGCAGGTGGCGAGCAGGCGGGCAAGTCTCTTATCGCCTCGAAGTATCTCCTCGGACGTATCGCAGAGACCGAAGGGAACGGGCTGTACTGGCTCGTCGCAGCGGACTACGAACGGACGAGAGCAGAGTTTGAGTACCTGATAGAGGACTTCTCCGCGCTCCGTATCCTTTCTTCCGCCTCCAAGCGGGTCGATCCGGGGCACTTGGTATTGGGGGACGGCACCCGGATAGAGACGAAGTCCGCGAAAGACCCCCGTACGCTGGCGATGAGGGCCCCGAACGGGATATTGGGGTGCGAGGCATCGCAGTTGGATCTGGAGACCTTCTTCAGGCTGCGCGGAAGGTGCGCGCCGAAGAGGGGATGGATGTTCCTCTCGGGTACGTTCGAGGGCAGCCTCGGGTGGTATCCCCAGATGTTCACGGCATGGGCATCAGGTGCCGATAGGGATGCACGAGCCTTCTCGCTACCGAGCTACACGAACGTCCATCTCTATCCCGGCGGTGCGAACGACCCCGAGATCCAGCGATTGAGAGAGGCTTCGAGCGACGACTTCTTCATGGAGCGGATAGAGGGCAAGCCCAGCCCCCCGAAGGGGTTGGTCTTCACCGAGTTTCGCCCTGACATGCATATCAGTGAGATTTCTTATGAGAAAGGTGAGCCGGTCCATCTCTGGATGGACCCAGGTTATACGGGCGGCTATGCCGTGGAGGTGGTTCAGGTCAGAGGAGAACAACTCTGCGTCATCGACGAGATCTACGAGCAAGGACTCGTCACCGACGAGATCATCGATGTCGCCCGCTCTCGAGAGTGGTGGCCTGACGTTAAGTTCGGGGTCATCGACATCGCCGGTACGCAACACCAAGCGATGGCGGCACCGACGGAGGTCTGGCTCCAACAGACCGGACTCTACCTCTCCTCCCAAAAGGTGAGGATCAACGAGGGAACGGAGCGGCTCAAGGGCTGGCTGAAGATCAACCCGAAGACACACGCCCCCCGTATCGTATTCTCGCCGAGATGCCACGGTATCCTGTCTGAATTCGGCTCTGCGCCGAACCCATTCGATGGACAGACCAAGGCATACCGCTGGAAAACCGACAGAGATGGGTCTATCGTCGGGGACGTGCCAGAGGACAAGAATAATCACGGCATCAAAGCCATGATCTACGGGCTTATCGACCGGTTCGGATACGGATACGTCCAAGATAGAGAACATATCCGTGTCAAAAGGTGGGCATAGATGGCGAGAAGACGGCCTGAAGACATCGTAGCCCTCGTAGATGGGCACTATGACGCGACCGAACCGCTGCGCCAGCGCATGCAGGACGATCACGCCCTCTATCGCCTGGAGCCGTATGACGCTGGGGAAGGCTATCAGTCCTACACGTCGAACGAGCCGCAGACCTACGCGGAGAAGGTGATCGGCTGGATAGCAGGGGCCGATATGACGGTGCGTATCCCCCATGACGGAGCAGACCCGGAGCTAAGGGAACGCAACGACATGAAGGAGCGATTCCTGATAGGCGTGGAACGGGCCGCGAACGAGCGTCTCTCCCGCATGATGCTACCGGAGATACGAGACCAGCTTGCCTGGTACGTCACGGTGCGTGGCTGGTACGCAGGCAGGGCACTGCTGGCGAAGAGAGATAACGGCTCGACCTACGTGGACATCACCCCGTGGGACCCACTTCATACCTATTGGGGAACGGGGCCGGAAGGTCTGGACTGGGCCTGCTACAAGGTTCCGAAGACGAAAGACCAGATATTCTCCCAGTACAACATCAAGATCGACTGGGATGCGCCCTACTCTGCCGACGGCATAGATGTCTACGACTTCTATGACAAGGAGATGAACACGATCATCATCCACAACGGTTCCGATAGGAATCCGTTGCTACGGGTGGTGAAGAAGCAACAGCGCCACGGCGCTGATCAGGTGCCCGCCTTCATCGGCCCCATCGGGGCGAACCCCTATATCGTGAGTCTTACCCAGTCTTCTATGAGAGACACGATAGCCGACGTTGGCGAGTCCGTGTTCCGGGCCACGAGAGACCTCTACCCGAAGCACAACCTGATGATGAGCACGCTCTTGGAGTTGACCGCCCGCTCGCGCAGGCAGGGCCTCATCGTCCGCTCCCGCGACGGGACGAAGTCTCTCGACGAAGACCCGTACCTGGAGGGCTCGGAGATCGCCCTTGCCCAGAACGAGAACGTGGAACCGCTCGGGTTGCTGGAGATGGCGAAGGAGACAGGTGCCTTCATGACGCTCGTCTCCGGCGAGATGCAGCGCGGCTCCCTTCCCTACTCGGTGTACGGCGAGCTTCCATTCCAACTCTCCGGGTTCGCGATCAATACGCTCAGACAGGGCGTGGAGACCGTCGTATCGAAGTATCTGCGGGGTGTCGAGAAGGCCTATCAGATGATCTTCAACCTGATAGCAGACCAGTATTCTGAGGGAGCGTTCCAGTCCATGGAGATATCGGGCATGGACAGGAACCGTGTCTACTTCACCGAAGAGATAACCACCGAGATGATCAAGGGCACGAGCCAACCGGTGGTCACCCTCGTCGGACAGCTACCGCAGGACGACATGACCCGCTACTCCATGGCCCAGATCGCCCGCGAAGGCCCCACCCCACTGCTCTCCGACCGCGCGATCCGAGACCGCATCCTTGCATTGCAGGACGCGGACCAGATGGACGACGCCATCAAGGAACAGATGGCCGAGCGCATGCTGCCCGAGGCGGCGCTATGGACCCTCCTGCGTGCGGCAGAGCGCCAGGGGCGATCGGACCTCGCGAAGTTCTACCTCGGCGAATTGATGAGCGTGCTGATGCAGAAGCGTCAGATGGCAGAGCAACGAGCAGCACCCCCAGCGCCGCCACAGCCTCCTATGGGGCCACCTATGCCCGGTGAAGGCCCACCTATGCCTGGCGGAGGTCCGCCCATGGGTCCGCCTCCCGGTGGCCCTCCAACCATGGCACCAGAGGTGATGCCGAACGCCATGATGGGCGTTCCTCCGCCTATGCCCGTACCGCAACCGGGTCCAAACGTGCCACCAGGCACGCCACGTCCAGGGGCTCAGGGAGGTCCGTAGATGCCACATAACACCGACCATGTCCCTGACCTATTCGAGTCTGTCTACACGGGCCCACCGGAAGCTGTCATCTACGATATGTGGTTTGACGACCTGACGTTTGACGCTGCTATGGATAACCATATCAATCAAACATTTGGGTACGGTGATACAGCTACTCTCGATCCCTTTGAGATAGAGAACAATGATCCGTTCGCGGTGGAGAAGGCCGTCTACCAGAAGGGAGTAGAAGCCCGAACGGGCGCTCCCATGATGGGGATGCTGACTCCGTGGGGTCCGAGTCTCGAGCAGAACGAGGTCGATAGCCTCATCGGTCTCTACCCTGGCATAGATGCCCTCGGTGGCGCAGACCCGTACGACTTCGATGCAGCTTTCAACAGTACTGATATGGTACTGGATTATGCCGGTGACGGGATAGATGACCTGCTCAATAGCATCGATGACGCGGCAGTCGATAACGGCTGGATCGATAGTCTCAACTCGATGTGG